CGGTAGGTCTGGTTTTGCCTTCTCTCGCGCCTCGCGAGCTCTGCCCTCTCCTCCCTCGGGAGGTGAGGTCGAGTTCGCTCGGGCGTGCCGAGATTTGGCAAAAACAGATCATCCCACACCGGACTGGTGCTTGCGTTCTCTTCGGGAACACATCGTCTCCTCCTGTAAGGGAGGGTTCAGTGTGAAGAGGCGCGCAAGCCTCCCCTCTTCGACGTCTAGTTGCTACGAGCGCTCCGGCGCCCGTGGCGGACTGGACGGGTATCTTCGGCATCAAGGCGAGCAAGCACTCGTGCGTTTGGTCGAGCAGGGCGGCGACGTCCTGTCCGATCTTACACGAGTGTTCGGGGCCTGGTGTCAGGACTCTCTCGGAACCTTCCTTTTGAGGAAGTTCCGCGAGTGGTACCTGCTGCCAGAACTCGAGGCTGGCCTTGATGACGAGGGTCTTCGCTGTCTTGGCGTTTTGGAGCTCCGTCGTCTTCGCTCCCTCGGTTCCTACGAACCGAGGGCGAGGATGGTTGTTCTCAAAACCCAAGGACTCAAGCACAGAGCGCTGGGTGTCCCCAGCGCTCTCGTGTTTGTGGAGGGAACTTGGATCCGCTGTTCTTCTCGCCTGCTTCCTCCGAAGCACTGGAAGATCGTGGACTCCAGGTGCCCGACAGCGTTGACCCCTGTTGCTGAAGACTCGCTGTTTGCCTCTCTGGATCTCTCCAGAGCCACAGACGGTTTGTCTCACAGTACCGTTGATACGGTACTTCTCTCCCTGGTTGCCGCGGGCAAACTCAAGTCTTCGGACCTCGAGCTTGCGCGCTGGGGCATGGGTACTTCCACCTTTCACAGGTGGGAGCACCCCGGCCTTGGGGAGTGGTACTCGAAGAGGGGTAGTCCGATGGGCACGCCTCTCTCTTTTGTTGTCTTGTCCTGGGTGAACTCGTGGGCTACCGAAGCGTTTAGCGCTTCTGCTACTCACGGCGACGATGCTGTCGGGGTATCCACTTCGGAAGCGAGTGGGCAGTCGTATGACTACGCACTTGCAGTGGATGCCGTCGGCGGCACGGTCAACACCGCAAAGACGTTCTACTCCAGGAAGGCTTACACCTTCTGCGAGTTCTCCGGCTTTGCGGGTTCGCCAGGAAAAGACGGCAAGAGGAGGGTCTCTACATTCTTCCCACACCCTCTGCCCCCTCCGGGGGCGGGGCAACCTTGCGTGGCTTCTGACCTTTGCGGTCAGGTAGCTCTCCGCAGGGCTGAGCGCGTGGTAAGAACCCTCTACCCGTGGGTCTGCCAGGACCCGAGACTTCGTCTTCCGGCCAGTCTCGGCGGCCTTGGTTACACTGGTAGAGGTCTCAAGGTCTCTAGCTCGGTTCGCTGCCGTCTCGCCGCTGCCTGCAGTGGCGCGGACGCAGTTCGCCTTTCTAGGGACCTTGGGGTGAAAAGACCTTTCCGAGAGGCGGGCCACTTCCCGAAACGTCTTGTACAAGTTCCTCGAGCTCAGGGTGCCTTTTACAGACACCGTGATCTCGTACTCATGGCGCCGGGTTTCCAACCCGATCCTGAGGGCGAGCTTGTACCTCTTTCTTCCTTCATCGTGGCTAGAGAGAGCGCGGTAACGCGCTCTTTCCTCTACGCCGGCGGTGAGGTAAAAAGAGTCGACGATCCGGGAAGACCGCCGCGGACCAAGAGGTCCACTCTGTTTAAAGGTCGCTCTCCGACAAATGTTCGCCCACTCGGTAAGGTGGGTGGCCTCGCTTGTCTGAGACGCCTTGCAAAGCGACTGTCGTCGTTTTGTATCAGAGTGGACCGGGACATGGCCTCCAGAATTCGGGATCGAATCCCAGAGTCCGCGTG